TGGACGATTGGTTGAGTCCAACTAAGCCAGCCAAGCCTAAGAGTCTGGCGCAAGATCGTCAGGCAGCACTCATTAAAGTATTGGAGAAGTAACCCATGATGACATTAAAGCAGTACGCAGAAAAGTTGACTAGGATTGTAGAGCAGTACCCCGAAGTGGGCAGCAGAACTATGGTCGATTGGTATGACTGCAAGGGAGTGTATGCCAATCAAGGTTACACGACCTACGACTACACACAGTTTCGTTATGGTCGGAAGTTCCAGATTGCATGGAGTGAGCATCTCGAAAGAATGGTCGAGTATGACGAGGATTATATGCCTCACGATCAGCCAAAGTGGGAACCAGTAGATGCAATTACCCTTGGGGAGATGATGGAATGAACCTATACCGCAACATATTATCAGGAGAGTTCTCAGGAACGATGGCTCAAGCCAAGGTCATTGGGCCTTTCATACCCGTAGATGTGCCAGTAGATAAAGCTGGTCTCATTGCTTATCTCAACGATAACAAACCAGTACAGCCAGACAGTGAGCCTTCACCCGAACCACCGCAAGTAATCATCCCTCCCACCAGCGAGTCCAAGGTCATCGACTACGACATGACTCTGCGAGAGGTCATCAAACATGCCTCCATACGAGAGGTTGCCGATGTGGTGCGATTGTTTATGACTCAGTATGTCAACGAGAGCGATGAAGACTCCAAGTATTTCCCTAATAGCAAGGTCTTCACGATGACATGTGAGGATGCTAAATCCCCCGATCAACGAGAAGATTCGCCACGAGCTGCGACAGCAGCGAGTGTAGTAAGCAAACCAAATACACGACAGCAAGTAGTGTCTGATGTATTATCAAATAGCCAGACAGAGGAGGCATTATGAGTATCGCAGAATTCCAGCAGGATTATTTCGATTACCTAGTCGAACTACAGCAGAGTGGTGAGACCAACATGCTAGGTGCAGCACCCTACCTTGAGGATAAGTTTTGGCTTGAGCCAAGCGAGGCCAAAGAGGTTTTGAAGTTATGGATCAAATCATTTGAGGAGGATGTATGAAAACATACCAACCAAAGGTTCGCCCTACCCTTGAAGAAGCACAAGCTATGGTAGGTGGCTATGTGCAGCTAGCTTTAGACACACCATTGATGCAAGTCTTGGTCGATGAGGACGGACTCTCTAAAGAGTTGGAGTTCAATCATAAAGCAAGCGAACTGTGCAATGATTTTATTGTGGGTAACGCCATTGTCCTAGAGGGCAAGGCAATGTGGATAGATGAGGAGGATGACGATGAGTAAGCTAAATTCGCTAGGGTTTTTGAAGGAAGCAACTGAAGCCAAGGATGGTTCGGATGGTCTCATGTACTGCCACCACTGGGGGACAGGGTTCCAGAACTTAATCTTTAAGTCACATGAGGAAGCCAATGAGTGGATCAAGGGTGTCAACGATTCCTTGGTTGAGATTTTTGGGGAGGATGACGAGAAGGAATAACTTTTAACTAACAGGTAGTTAACTAAGCCAGCTTATGCTGGTTTTTTTGTGCCTAAAATTTAATAAGTGTTGTCATAGTGTCTTTATTATGGGATAGTTTGAGGACACTTTAATATAACTAGGAGTTAATGATGTACTTAGTGTCGTGTTTGTATCAAGGATGGGGTCGAGAGAAACGATTCATCTACGAGGTAGAGAGTGGTTACGAGGCCATCAAGGAGTTCATTCGTAATGAACAAGATAGCCAGACAGTGGTGCGCTTGAAGGTTACGAGGCTCCAGTGATTGGGCTACCTGATGGATTTAATTTATTGGAGGAGGAGATAGAAGACGAGGACGTGTTGGAAGAACACGAGTTCAAGGAACACTACTCAGCGAGGCATGAAGAGTTTGCCAACCGATGGGCAGTAAAGCAGGAGCATTAGGTCGCAATGGAGCGGCCTTTTTTTATAACGGAAGGATAGTAATTATGTTTGAAGAATTAGGTGTTAAGCAAGCGAAGTATGGTGACAAGGAGATGGTTTCTTTGTGTGTAATAGCTACGTTAGTTAAGGACAAGTTTGTGAGGGGTGAGATTGTAAGTGACAGTGATGGTTACTACCCACCCGACTATGTATCACTCCACCACATGGATGGCTGGATGCTTGCGGAAAGTATCTTAGAGTGTGGCTATTCGATGGTGATGGTGGTTGAACAGTTGGAGAAAATGACTGGGCTTGTATTGACTGACCTCGATGAGCGCACCAGATGTAAGGATTTGCTCGATTCAAAACCTTTTTGTGAGTTTGCATGCGATGTACTAACTCCCGAAGGGATGCGGTACTACGCAAAAGCCACGTCCAGTTCGTCCTTAATAGAAAGCGCGTTTACATTAATTCCCAAGACCAATGCAGCTAAGAAATGGACTGATGACGCCACTGAGAAGTGGTGCAAGGAGAACGAGTCGTATTTGCCAGAGATGGTACGAGACTTTAACGAAGAGTATGGGCAAGGAACAACAACTAAACCAACTGAGGAAGTAACAATGGAAGCAGCATTAGATGTTAGCAGTATGTTTATCGGTTCAGTGGCTAACGCTGACAATTTACTGAAGGCGTTGACTGACGGCAAGCTGACCACTGGAGTTGTGCATGACTTAATGCAGCGAGCCAATGACAGTGCGCGTCTAACTAAGGAGAACGATGACCTCAAGATACAGGTAAAAGCCAAGCCTAAGAGCGTTGCACCAACCAAGTTTGCTGGTACAGCAGACGACTTAACAGGTGAGGTGACATGGCTCAAGGCTTCCACTGTGTTCGGCCTGTCAGGTGTGATGGTTGATCTTATGTCTTTCGATGTGCCTGTTTGGGAATGGAAGGATGCCAAGGGTAACGTAGTAAGCCACCCCGAAGCACCTGTTGTTGACGAGCATTACAAGTTCGATGGTCGTCTGTTCGAGGCACTTAGAAGTGTCATCAACAAAGACTTCCTATGGATATGGGGACATACAGGTGCAGGTAAGTCTAGCCTGATCGAGCAGATCGCTGCCCGTCTAAAGTTTCCGCTCATTACTATGAGTATGGATGGCGAGATAACTCGAATGGATTTAATTGGCCAGACAAAACTAACAGAGAAAGGTGGTGTGACAGTGACCGAGTTTGCAGAGGGTGTACTACCCAATGCAATGCAGCGTCCTTGCATACTACTGATGGACGAGATGGACTTTATCAAGGGTGATGTCGCCTATTGTTTGCAGACTGTACTCAACTCTAAGGAAGGCACACTCAATCTGTTAGAGGATGCTGGTCGTATCGTTGAGCGTCACCCTTGGTCGATGATCTGTGCGACAGCCAATACCAATGGGCGAGGTGACGAGAGTGGTCGTTACAACTATGCCCGTAAACAGAGTGGTGCGTTACTCAATCGCTTTACGACATGGATGAAGGTGGATTACCTGACCTATCGTGACGAGTTAAGTTTACTCAAGAGGGTAGTGCCAGAGCTAGGCAAGGATGATGCCGAAACGATCTGTAAGTATGCGAAGGAACATCGCTCTGCATTCCTCAAGGATGATGTAGAGATGGCGTTAAGCCTGAGAAATCTTATCGCAATGGCGCAGAAGTATGTTGACTTCAAGCAGTTCATACCCGAAGAAGCTAAGGCAATGTCGTTAGCGTTTGAAAGCACTATCACAAATGCTGCTAGCGAGGATGACGCTATCGCAGTCAAGGGTATTCAGCAGCGTATCTTCGGAGGGGCATCGTAATGCTAGGGCTTTCAAGGAAGGTAGGCGAGCAAGTCTTGGTGGGTGACGACATCATCATCACTGTCACTGGTATCAGCAGTGGGATAGTGCGCTTGTCGTTTGATGCACCAAGGGAAATAAAGATTGATCGGCCAGAGTATGTGGCACACAAGTTATCACAGGAAAAGCAAGGAGAGTTGTTATGAGTATGAAAGGCAGCACGTTAATGCAGGAGAGTACAAAAGTAGCAGGTGTCTTCGGCAACCAGCGAGACATCAAGGTGCGGTTCAAGGGTGATACCGCAATGACTAACGGCAAGGAGATTATCTTGCCTATGGTTGACGAACACAAGGAGTTTTCCGACGAGGCTACCGCAGTTACTCGTGGTTATTTAGACCATGAGGCTGCACACATCAAACATACAGAGATGGCTTGCATCAAGGAATGTGTAGACGAGAAGGAGAGGAGTTGCCTTAACTTCCTTGAGGATGCTCGTATCGAGCGACTAGCTGCCCAAGAATACCAAGGTGCTGCGTCTAACTTAGCGACACTCAACGATGTTATTGGTGCTGAGTCTATTGAAAGTCTCAAGGGTATGACTGCTAAGGACATTGGAGATAGTGGCCTACCTGCTGCGATATTCAATGAGCATCACAAGCGTTTAGGTATCGGTGCAGAAGGATGCCAGAGGTATCTGGATGCCCTACCACCTGAGATTGTTGAGGCCGCACAGCCTTGGGTTGACGAGTTGCTTGAGGCAGACAGCACCAGAGCGGTGCATGAGATTACTCGTCGGCTTATAAAAGCTCAGGCTGAAGAAGAAGAAGAAGAAGAAGAGCAAGAGGACGAGGGTGACGACGAGGGTGACGAGGGTGACGGGCCAAGCGTTGGCAAGGGTGAGGGTGAGGGTGACGAGGAAGAGAGTGAAGGCGAGAGTAAACCAGAAGAAGGAGAAGGTGATGAAGAACAGGGCGAAGGCGAAGATACTGGCAGCGAAGGTGAGAGTCAAGGTAGGGAGAGTGAAGAAGGTACTGAGGATGGCGAGGGATCGGAAGGTTCGTCAGGACAGAGCGAAGGCAAGGGCGAGGGCAAGCTTGAGTTGTCACGAGACCCAAGCAAGGCACTAAGCAATATACTTGGCGAGTCTGATACCGACCTACCTACATGGCGGCGATACACTGATGAATGGGATGTCACCTTCGACGTTAAAACTCCTACGTCCACACTGACTAACGCTCAAAAGGGTTGGAGCTACTATGGTTCTTCGTTAGCAACAAGACTTCGAGTAATGAAGGATGGCGACCTGAGAAGGTACAACAGGAATCTGAAGGACATGAGGACAGACATTGGCAAGATCAAAAGGATATTGGAAAACAAGTTACTGGCCAAGCAGGACAGTCGTTGGGAAGGTGGCCAGAAGAAGGGAAGGTTTGATGCGAAGCGTTGCGTTGCTGCTTACCAAGGTGAGAAGAATGTGTTCTCGCTGCGGCAAGAAGACGACACGTTGGATACTGTTGTCACGTTGTTGATTGACCATAGTGGATCAATGGGTTCACGAATCAACACCGCTCGTAAAGCAACCATCTGTTTAGCTGAGGTGCTGAGTAAGGTTCAGATACCCTTTAGGGTTGTAGGTTTTGATCAACCTGCTTGTGCAAGGTCTGATATGAATGCGACATTTTGGTCTGATGATGCCGAGCGAGAAAAGTTTCTCGAAACGTACACTGATTTCGCACCTGTATTCCATCAAGTCTATAAGGGCTTTGATGAGTCATTGAATAGGTGCAAGGCTGCGATTGGTGCGATTGGTCAGGAGACCATTGGCTCACACAACGCTGACTCAATCAGCATTCTTAGAGAGTGGGCAGCACTTAGGCTTCGACACGAGAAGAAGAAAGTGTTGATCGTACTTAGCGATGGCTCACCATGTACTGATTGGGCATCAGAGACTACGGCTAATCAGTCCTATACTGATCGCTATCGTAAGCTTAACGCTGCTACCAAGGCTGCTGTTGATCGGGTTATCAAGGAAGGCGGCGTGGTCAGTGCTATTGGTATTGCTGATAATTCAGTCACGCAATTCTATGAGGATAATGTAGTAATCCATGACATCACAGAGCTACCCAAGGTGAGTATTAATATGCTGTCTCGTAACATCTTTGGAGGTGGGTAACGTGGCGAAGGTAGCGAGGATAGATGTTCGTTGGATTACTTGGTATCCAACTCGTGGCTGGTACGTTGGGTTCTGGGCAGAGGTAGCCAGAGAAGTGAGGAGGCAGAAGGTTAAGCGTAGTGACAGGACAGGTGTTGTGAGAGTGTGTCGAGAGGTTAGTTCGAAGATGCCTAAGACAATTAAAATTAAATCAGGAGTAACAGTATGAGTATATTATTTAGCAAGATAGATAAGATGATGAGCTTGATGACTGCTGAATCGCAGTTTGAGATTGCCACATTAATATCTGATAAGTATTTACATAGCAAGCCAACCTATCTGAGTGTGCCTAAGTCTAAGTCTAAGTCTCGCAAGAAGAGTGGTGAGCCTCTTGGGTTCTATGAAGTGTCCACTGTAGATTTTAAGGAGAAGGGATTCAAGCAGTTGGTTGGTGCGTGGTGTAAGGAAGAGAATGTCGGTAGGTATGATGATCAAGTGTATGTAGTGATAGCGAAGAAGGCGCAGCCTTACGGAGTTTATGATGGGTCTCTTCACGATGGGGAGAAGTATGCCATCGTTGATGATGTCACCTCAATACCTTGCGATACCTTGCATGGAAATGTGTTGTCTACAAACATATCAGCAACAAAGAAATACGATTGGCGTGGGTTTGGTGCGCTTGTAATTGATGTGGGCGAGAAGTTACAAGAACTTTAAGTTAACGATTAGTGTTGCTTTAATCAATGACATACTTTAAAGTAATGCTACTATAGTCTTAGTAATTAAATAAGGGTAAGTAATATGCAAACAATGACAGGTGGCACGTTTCAATTTATGGCAGTCAAGTCATTTAACAAGGGATATGTAGACCGAACACACTTTCTTTCTACGAGCAGGTTCAAGTTCAAAGCTTGGATGCGCGAGGGTAACTGGAGTCTATGGATTCTTTTCACAGACCCTATGGCTATTGCTGGCCCTACTTATATAGATGATGGACAGGGCTGGAAAAAATCCGATGATCATAAGTTTACGCCAGAGAGTAATGGCCCCAACTAATATGGAGGTAAGCATGGATAACAAAACTTTAGAGACACGCGTTGGTGCGCTTGAAATGAAAATTAAATTTATGGAAGCGAGGATGACTAGCGACATGAGCAGTATGATGGAGCTGTTTAGTTCACCTGTAGCAACAGCCGAGATAGCTGCTGAAAATAATAAAGAGGCTGCAACTCTTGAGTTAGCTGAGTTTAGAATTCAGCTAAGTAAGATGACACCTAAGCAGCATGTATCACTCCAAATGGTCATTGGCCTTTGCGACAATTCAGATATAGCCAGAGTGGTAGGAGTGCGAGAAAACAGTGCGAAGATGTATGTTAAAAATGTGAGTGCGAAACTTGGACTAAGGTTTCGCGGAGACGTAAGAGAGAAGGCGAGGCGTTTGCTTGAAGAAGTGAGTGACGTTGAATACATCAAAATGTCGGGGGGTATTCCGAAAGATTGGTGGGTCAATAGAGACGACAAGAAGGTGGATAAATATGCAGCGATCTACCAAAAAGCTAGGAGTATTAGCTAATGAATTATGGGGTGCGAGAGCATCCCTTTTTAATGGAGGAGATAAAATGTTAAGACTAAAGAAGTCGGGTAAGATTTGGTATGTGGTTGGCAATAGCAGAGGCGTTAGGGTGAGGAGGTCAACTAAGTGCGAGGATTGGAATGATGCGCTAGCGACGATGGCTAAGATGAACGAGAGCTTGGTTAAGGAGGGAGTGATCCCATCCTCAAGACGAGTTTTGTTTAGCGATCTGGTTGAGGTCTATAAGGGTGGGCAAGAAAAATCTAGGCGTGATGTGAGTTCAAAAACAATGAGCTTATTGCATAAGATTTGTGAGTTGTTCGGCCATATAAGTGTTGGTGAGTTTAGTCTTATGACACCGATGGATGTGCTTGACGAGGGGCTATGGAATCGCAGCGAGGGTACTAAGAAAAAGTACATGGGCATGTTGTGTGCGGTATGGAATTACTCTGCTAAGAGAGGGCTATGTAAGGCCATATCTTTCGAGAAAAATTATCGTGATGGCAAGGTCATGGAGTTCATTAATGAGCCGCTAAGAAATAGGTTAATTGATGACATTAAATGTCACGACGAGAGAGCCAGTAAGGTCATGGAGTTTTTGTTTTTAACGGGCGTTAGGTACTCAGAAGCCAGACGAATTTTACCAACTAATGTGTGTCTTAAAGAGGTCAAAGTTCACAACTTTAAGGGAGCGAATGGTAGGCGTTCCGAGCGCACAATTCCACTCAATGAGAGGGCCAGAGATTTAGTGGTTGATGGCTGTCTAACTGGTATGCCAGAGGACACAAGTTGGTTGCGGTCTAAGCTGCAAGATTCTTGCGGTAGGCTTGGCGAATCGCAGTGGAGAGTTCACGATGCACGACATTCGTTTGCGTCGATACTTGTGAATAAAGGAGTGGGTCTTAGTGTGGTTAGGGACTTGCTTGGGCATTCAAGTGTCACCACTACTGAGCGATATGCGAAGGTGAGTCGTGATGGATTAGAACATGCTGTTAATGTTCTTTAGGGTTCATTAGTTGTTGAAGTAGAAAGAGTTATTAGTTATCATGCGCTGCGTTCAAAGCAAAGGGACGTGGAAATGACGTGGAATCAGAGTCATACAATAATGAAAGCCTTACAGGTAGGGGGTTTCATAGCAGCAGGGTATTCCCCTACGGGATACCAATACCTAAAAAGTTATGTAGAAGTTGCTACTTTAAGTTACTTTTACATAACTTCCTGTTGTTATCGCACGACACTTGTGCGACTCTGATACCTCAAAGTAATCTCCATATATTCTCATACCGCAAAAAGCGTGGAGAATTCGTGGAAAGCTAGGTGTCAAAATGAAAAAATACTTCCGCTTTACCAAGCAATTTATATCAGAAATCACAACCGATAAGAAGCGTGAAAGGTTCTACGATACTGTCGCAGATGGCCTCGTTTTATCAGTCACTAACTTGGGTACTAAATCCTACTACGTTAAGTTCTGGCGTTCAGATTACAGGGGTGGCGGCGCACACATTGAGCGCGTGATTGGGCAGGCACATGACCTAACTCCTGACCAAGCTCGTACCCTATTACGCGAACTAAAATCTGAGTTTGTAGTAGATGATCCGCGAATAGAAAAAAATAAAAAGGTCTGGTCTTTTCAGGACTTTCACGACAAATGGAAACATGACATTGATCACGAGGTCAGGGTAGGTAATGCTACCGAAAGATACGCTCGAATAAAGAATGACATGTGGCTTCAACACATACCCATTGAGATTCGTAACAGGCGTGTCGAAGACGTGGGAAAGCAAGAACTAATCGCTATGTTTATGACGCTCAAAGAGCGTAGCAAATCTGTTCACAATAAGATGGCCAAGCATTTTAAATCCCTCTACAAGATAGCCAGAGATAGGCTTGAAATAGAGATCAAAAATCCCTTAGTTTCTTACCATGTCCCTGCTGATAAGATACGAGAAAGATTCCTTTCGGTCGAAGAAATGCCTGTGTTTATGGCGGCGGTTAAGGAGGAGAAACAAATCTATCAAGACCTAATTTTATGTCTGATGCTGACTGCTCAAAGAAAGGAAGCGGTGAGGTCAATGCAGTGGTCTCATTTAGACCTGACTGCCATGACTTGGAACATACCTAAAGAGCATATGAAGGGTAGTGCTAGTGGTTACGTTGTGCCATTGCATGATGCGTTGATTGAGATTCTTGAGCGTAGAAAGGTCGAGAGGGTGGACGGAGAGGTGTTTGTTTTTCCTAGTGGATGGAGCAAAAAAGGTTACATTACGGGTGAACAGTTTTGGGATCGGGTTCGAGCGAGGTCAGACATTAGTGTGCTAAGACTTCACGACATGCGAAGGACGATGGCAAGTTGGTTAGCGATCAACGGCGTAGACATTTATAAAATATCTAAAGTGTTAGCTCACAAAGATGTGAGGGTAACGCAAAAGGTATACGCACATCTTCAAGCAGTTGATGCGAGAGGTGAATTGAATCGGGTAGGAGGTCTGATGCTTGGTAGTGAAAATAAAAAAGCGGCTGTTGATATTGAATCTCTAGCCGCAACATTGTCAGGGGAAGACAAGATGAAATTAATTAGTGTGCTGTCTCGCAGTATAGTTTAAATGATTCAACCGCAGATTCACGATAGCGAATTGATCGACCCATTTTTAAGTGTGGAAGTTCGGTTGCGTACCGACCTTTGGTTCTCCAGTTTGCTAATGTTTGTGGAGAAATTGACAGGTGCGTTGCAACTTCAGATGCAGTTAATAAAGTTTCCATATTCAGTTCTTGTGTGTGTTATAAGTGTCCTTATTATGTCCTAGTGGATTGATTAAAGCAATACTTGTAGTGGTTAGTGTAAGATTATAATTAATTATCTCATTAAAGTTAATTAGTGTATGACACTAGAGGTTATCTATGTTACTGTTAATGCTCAGGAGAGAGGAAAACAATAAAAGGAAAACAATAAAAGGTAAATTCATGGATAGTAATAGAGTGGTGCGCTTGGTGGTCGAGCTAGAGGATATGTGTAAGCATGTTTCTCAATCGACAGAGTGCATTGAGGAGCAAGAGTATCTATCCCGAATGGGCAATGAAATTAAACAATTTTTAGATGAAGAAGGAATTATTGTTGACCGAGTTACAGAGGATGATCCTCAGATATACATTAAGATTTAAATCCAAGCGTCCATTCGGGCGCTTTTTTTTGGCTCATTTTTTCATAGCGTTGCGTAGGCCATTGGTTTTTGATGATGGTTTCTTTACGCCATTCTTCTGTCGAGACTTGCAGCCATGTTTCTTGCACGAAGGGAAATTAGGGCAGACTGGGCATTTCGTTAATGACATGCGAGTGTCCCTGTGCAATTAGATAGTGAGCGTATAGAAAGTGGAGGTGCTTGAGTCGCATTGTGCATAGGGAGTCTTCTAATGATTCTTGGTTGCGTCTCGTGATCACGCATGGCATTGAGGGATCGCCTGTCGTAGCGATGTTACGCTCGGCTTGAGCGAGGGCATCACGAATGTTAAGTCGTTCAGTTCGCTTGGCTTCCACGAACAGGTCAGGCGTACCCGTAAGGTCAGCACCTCCATGTGACATGATAAACCCACCACCAGATAGCGGTGCGCGATGTGCTTGGTCACGTCCGAAGACATGCTTGTTTAGGTAGGCGGCTAACTCTCTCTCGTACTTGTCGCCTTTTGCTTTTGCTCCGCGTCCACTAACTGACATGTTGTTCCTCGCAAATCTCGATGATGTCTAATATTTTTTCGGCAATGTCTGAAACCTGATCAGGTGTCGCAGTTGGTAATATCTTAGTTAAGATCAGGCTCTCAATCTCTTCTCGTGTGATGTCCATTAAACCTTAATGTCCAAGTCTTCATAATTCGCTTCAATCCATACATGCGCTCCACATGCGAGCGGTAAATCTTTTGAGTAGATGACTTTGGATGGCCCATTAATCTCTACGGCGTGACAGTATGTGTTCGTCTTATACGTTTTCACAGTGATCACAGCATTGTTCTCATCGTGTTTGCGATTGTCTCGTATGATGTGTTGATTGACGTGGATGCGAGCCTTCATAATTACCTCATTTTAATTAACGATAGAAAATATGTCGTCCGATCTGCGCTATTTTAATCTGGGTTGCAGCCCAATAAGGGTTCACGTAGTCAGCATGGTAGTGTGTCGCTCCGCTAACTAGATCAGGAAGTGTTGGGCTGAGTACGAGGCTGGCGATTTGGTTAGCATTAATCCAAGCGTCAGTATCAGGGTAGGTTTCTGCGATTCCATCGCACATGAAACTGAACTGGCATTTGTGTAACTGGTTCGGGAAGTGGTTCTCTCGCACGACAGCACACACTGAGTCAGGGTAGTGAGGTGAGTTCACTCGGTTTAGAACGACCTGCGCGACAGCGACTTGCTCGACCACAGGTTGTGAACGCGCTTCGTAGTAGACAGTTAGAGCCAGACAGAATAAAGATTCAGTTATCATTAGGAATCCTTTAGGTAGATTGTGAATGCAATTATTAATAATGCGAGAACAAAATGGTTATAGTAATCAGTCATTGCGTTCCCACTTTTCAGATTTGACAGTCATGTTTAGGAGGTGATTCCATCTCGGCGCATCAGCTCCACTAATTTTATTGCGAGACATAGCTCGATTAATCTCAGCTTGTATTGACGATTGCGTCTCGCTGGAAAGTTGGCTCCACATCATCACGAGTTTTCGTATAACGAAATGTGAAATATTTCCCTGAACAATGAGCGCATATCTAAATGCACACAGCATCAGCATGTGATCCTCAGTGTTTGTTAATTTCATTAGACTCCTTAAAACTTTAGCAGAATGACGCGACAGCGTTAGACTAGCGGAACTGCACACCGCCGCGTAGCGGAGAGGGGTGCGCTTAAAAAACTTTAAATTTATTACTGGGTATCTCGATCACAAGATCAATATCACTTGCTAGGTTTCGCTGTCTTCCACCACCAATACGAAGAGGAAACGGATCATTGCTCAAGTCAACGTGCTTCAAGCAATCGTCAAACTGAACTGCAAAAATAAATGGCACGTTAAATTCTTTCGCGTATCTCTTTCCTTCTGCGAACTTAGTGCCAGATAAAATAATCGTTGGGTATTCTTTTGAGTTCACGAACCTGCGTTTACATTCAACGAATGCGTATAGGTCATGTCCTTTGTATATCGCGTAGTCAACTCGCCATGTCATGGATAATTTGACGAACATCGTGTTAGGTATACGGCTAGCCAGAGTAGTGATGATCTCCTGCTCGTGTCGCCTGTCGGACGCACTCTCATACAGTGTCATAAATACTCGTAATCCGTTTGCTTGCAGCGTGAACAGATGAATTGATTCTTTGGTCGGCGGTCAGTGCCTTTGCATCTCATGCAAGGTCGTCGCCAGTAGGCAGCATTGAAATCTCTAGGCGGTACAAACTTAGCTCCGTCAAAATCTTTTAGGCCAAGCTTCACAAGCTTTCGTTTAAATGTGTCGACGCAAACGTCTAGCTCTTTCGCCATATCTGATAGAGTCATCGAGTCTAGGTTAGATTCGATCCACTCAATTTGGTTAGCATTAAAGATGATATGCTTGGGCAACGCTTAAACCTTCAAACTAAAATAGTTAAAGTAATTTAAGCATAACTTATAACACACTACAAGGGTTACAAGTAAAACTAAAAGGACACTTAAAGTTTTACGTTTGTAAAAGTTAACGAAACGTGCTACCCTATAATCTAATTATTTAGAATCTTTAAAACATTCTTTTAAGTTGTGTTTTTTGCTGCGGTAGACCTTCGCAAAAACACGATTCAATTAACAAAGCTTTATCAAGCTCTCTTAGATTTTAAGGCGATACCTATGCCTACTCCACTGCAAGAGTTTCTATCTGCATCTACAGCAGAGAGGGATATGCTATCCCTTAAAGAAGCCTTCGGGCCTTTCGTGATTGAAGAATTACATTTAGATCGGCAAGATGGGGAAGGGATAGTTCAGATTTATCCCGACCCTAACATCACTCGTTAATAGTGAATGTCTTCCTCATCAACCAGATCACTTATGTCACCGACATTTATCTGCATCTTGTTCAGCACTTCTTCTTTATCGTCTTGCGTGAATATAATAATTTGTTTAGTCACCATGACAGGAACAACTCCAATCAGAGCCAGAACTATTCCAGCAATACCACCGATTGTTAGAGCCATAATCAAAAAACTTGCTGCGTCTATGAGGGGTTGATAGTCCATTTTAAATTCCTTCTTTGTAAAACAACTCGACAAACATTCGGCAAGTAGCTGAACGACAAATGTCGTCAAGCTCGTAGTCGATCACTTGAATGGGCAGCTCGTACTTATCTATCAAACTTATAAGCAGACCGAGGCCGCTTGTAGATTTGATGTCTGACTGTGCTAGATCGCCCATTAATATTAACTTACAGTTCTCGCCAACTCTCGTCGTCACCGCCTTGATCTCGTCTATCGTTAGCTGTTGTGCTTCGTCGATGAGAACATAAGCACCACTGTCAGTCCCACCAAAGCTACGCCCTCTGATTGTTTCTAGCGGCTGGTATTCAATGTCACCTCTGGCTAATGCAATCTCAAATCTGGCTGTCCCTAATCTGCCCTTCAGTACGTCAATCATTGGAGCAACCCAATGGGACATCTTCTCGTCCTTGTCGCCTTTCATCGCACCTAGCGAGCGTCCTGTGGGGATGTTGGCTCTACATAGTATGATGCTATCAACCTTGCCGTTAAGGTACGCATCAGCAGCGTGACACGCAGACAGGTATGTCTTGCCTGTACCAGCACAACCAGTGGCGATGATCACTGGAACGTGAGGATTATTCAGTGCTTTAAGGTGCAGCTTTTGATTGTTTGATTGAGCAACAATCGCTGGTCGTGTTCGCTCTATTTGAAATTTGTTTAGCGATTTTACTTTGGTGTCTTCAGTAAATTCCTTACTCTTTCTTTTTGTCATATCTTAAATCTCTGTGGTTTCTATTTCATCAATGAGGTCAATCGCTTTCGCTAAGAAAGTTTTAACGAGAGGGTCGTGAGTTATTCGATGAACGTCTGATAGTTTGTCGCACACATTGTTGAGATCACATGTTCGTGATTTCATCAGAAGATAGATGTCTTTAATTTTGACTTTGATGTCTTTGGACATACACTCGTCAGCAGCTACGCCAACTTGCATTCTCGCAAGGGCGAGGAGATTATTGGGAGAGTTCATAACGCGCTTGAGGATAGTTAAAGATTTATTATCTATTGCCTCAAGCGATGGGTCGTCTGCCCCAAAAAAGGGGCATTGTATTTACGAGGGTTTATTGATTACATTAAGTGTGGCAAGGATTACTTTTACATCACGCGAGCTAAGTTGAGTGCTGTTAGCGATAGACTTTACCGACCACTTGCCTTTGAACTTTTTTATTAATTCTATTTTGTTGGGGGTGATATTCATTTCATTTCCTCTAGCCATTTATATATTGTTTTAACAGGCACATGCAGCACTCGTGATAGATACAATTCATCGTGCCCTCTGGCTGGTGAGTACATTGATTGCACACGTTGCTTAGGTGAGCGTGAGGTTATGACATGCCTCTTCTCATCTGTGTTTGATGTACCGAATGCGATGTACTGGCAACGCTGGTGGTTGTCTGTCCACTCCCTGACCTTTCCGAAACGAACTTCCATCACGACATCAATGCTTGCGCCTCGTGAATTCATCTGAGATTCGAGGGTTGAATAGGGATTGGATTCAATGTCACCAGCGAACAAGCCGCTGTTCATTTCAGCAGTCGCTTTATCGCTAAACACTTGGGTCACTTTTATTTGAGTCTCAAGAACTGTGAGCTGGTTGGTACTACCTGCCTCCTTACCTGCGCCACTTTCAGAAGGCTTGTTAGCATGATGCACCATTACAATAGCCATGCCCTTGTTGCGGATAGCAAGAGCAATCTTGTTGATGTGCGCCCACTCGTCTGCTTTGTTTTCCGACAGCCCTGCGAATGCAGTCCGTATAGTGTCGATCACGACAACATCAGGCTTCACACTAATCAGCCACTTTGTAAACTCATGCACCCCTTCGGGAGAGCGCATATCAATGTTCTCTTTCTTGCCAACAAATGGAGTCCAGAGATTGTAGTTGCCGTGGCTTGAGCCAAATGAATCTTTGAATGTTGCAAGCATGGAACCCAAGGTGGCCTTGCCGTTCTCGAAGTCGAGATACAGAACCTTTGACGGCTTACTAACCTCAAAGCACCCCATGCTTTTGCCACACGCGAGGTGATACATCATATGTGTGAGGAACATAGACTTGCCGTGACCAGAGTAGCCATAGACTTGCGTGATAGATTCTTTCCTTAGCCAAGGGTCAACTAAATACTCGTAGCCCTGAGCCTCCTTTATTAAACTCTCTGCGTCTTCTTCCGTCAGAGGTATATAGTTCTCAGCTTCATCCTCATCAAGCGGTGCGGCTAAAGATATTGGCTCAATAGACGAGGATAAATGTGCGATGTAATTACCATTACGATCAAAACGCTCAGGGTGATTGGCTCGTTCTAGCTCTCGAACAGATTGAAGGTTTGTTCTCACACGAGATTCATCAAGCGGCTCGACAAAATACTTATCCATCATGTCTCGTATTGCAACTTCAAGTTCATCACCTATCCCGTATTTTAAGCAAGCCTCGGATGCGTAATTGAAAACGAGGTCATGCCGTCCAGTGCCACCAGTAGGGATTAAGTTGTTCGGGTATGAGTCAGCCTTTTGTTGGATGCGAGACAGAGCAGGGGTATTCGTGCCAGCGTATGTAAGATCAAGCAGACCGAAATCAAAATCATTTTCAACGGCTGGTTCTGTGGTGCTGAAATCTGGATCAATCCATAGCGGCATATCATCATCAAAGTCCAAGCCAGTTGGAATATGAAACTCATAATTCTTAGAAGGGGGGATAATGACGTAGCCACCATCACCACGAAAATCGAGTCCGTCACAGTGATACCAATTTTTACCTGCATTGCTACCTACTCTTGGAGGTCTACGCCCCCCATCCAAGGGGTCACGGAAGTAGTAGTGAACACCACGCTTGGTCTCCACTCGGATGGGTGAGGTGAGGTCATGCTCTAATGCAAAGCGTTTAGATTCTTCATTGTCGCAATCGACTACGACTATTCCTGAGATAGCACCTGTGACTAATGCGAGGTGGGCATCAGGTCTAAGTCGTAGCCATTTCTCCACCTCCTCAGTCGTAGGCTGACGGGTCTGGAATTCTTTCCAAGAGTCAATGCAAGGACGCTTGGTTGTAGGGGAGCAAGGAATAATAGACCAGCCTCGATCTAAATATTCCATTGCCAGCGTTAAGGTATCTTCCATCTTAGCTTCCCTCAAAATCAGGGGCATACTCAATATAGTAAGCAATGTCTAAGTTGTATTTTTTAATAAGCTTCTCTAACACTGTAGCGTTTATCTTTCTCTCAGACCTGAAGCGATAGAAAGAAGATCGGCTTATCCCTGTCTTGTCACATAGAGATTGAATACTTGGCTCTCTGGCTAGGCAGTCATCTAAAATCCTTGCGTAGTTAATCGACTGTGTTGCTTCTGTCATCTTGTTTTACCTTATAGTTATGTTTAAGTTAATCTTTTTAGTGTCCCAATGTTGACACATGATAAATATTAATGCAATATGAACAACACTAAAACATAACAAGAAGGACATTTTATGGAATGGGAAGAATTAGTTGGCAGTAAAATAGTAGCACCACCTACTGCTGTTGAGTTGGATGCCGAACTTCAACTTTCGGTTGAAGAGTATTTAAGTATTGAGGTGCAAAGCAAAAATCTCAGTGCAAGAGCTAAGTTGTTGCGTGAGAAAATTACAGACGCATTACCTTTAAGAGATGGTGATGAACAGATTGTTAAGACTGCGCTAGGTGATGTGCATATAGAAGGTAAGTCCTCCTTCACTTGCTCTTCGGTAAAGATGCGAGACATTGTGCTTCGTGAGTATAACGATGCTGATGTGCCAGACTTTGTGAAAACAAAATACTCTGTCACTCGAATTGCTTTCGAGCTTTTAGATACCGAGACTCAGCACAAGTTTTATGAAGCGGTCACATACAAGCAGGGCCAGCACAAAATAACTGGGAGCTATTAATGTTTTCACCTAAACGAACAAACAATCTTTCGGCTGTACGCCACAACCTTTTGGTTGGTGCGTTTCACGGCTTTGGCAAAACTACTCAGGCAAAATATATGCAAGAGTATTTTGGCAAAACGCTAGTGATCGACATGGAGAGCGGTGTTCAATCGCTCACTGATACTGAGTTAGATGTTGTCACAGTCACAAGTTGGGACGGCCCAAACGATCCAGCCAATGCCAACTTTTCTTTTAAGGGTTTAATGGAAGAGATAAATAAGCCTGAGTTTGAAAAACTTGGATACAAGTGTCTGTTCATTGATTCGCTTACTGAACTGAGTGATCTGCTTATGCTTCACATGGAGAAGGAGCATCAAGGAAACAAGAACGGCTTTCAAATTTGGGGAGACTACGCGCGAGTTATGGTCGCTGCAATGAAGTGGCTCCGAAACTTAAACTATCACGTCACTGTAACTTGTCTTCTCGCTGAAGAGACGGATGATAATGGTGGCGTAACGTATCAACCGCTAGTAAAAGGAAGCAAAGTAGGTAAACACATTCCAGCTATCTTCGACCATGTATGGTGCGGCAACCGCACAACAAGTACAGGGCCAGATGGCGAGTTAGTTGTTCGTAGATTTTTAATTACGGATAACGTCAGGGGATATTTCGGTAAGAGTCGTGATCCATTGCGTTCATTATCTCCGATTGAAGAAACGGGCAACGTCACTGATCTATTCAAAAAGATGAATGATGCGGCAGTAGCTCACAATATTAATACTAAAAAACAAGGTAAGTAATTATGTCATTTAATTTTTCAAGTCTCGATTTAACTGAAGTCAATCAAGAATCTGGTCGCCGCACACTTGCTGCTGGTGATCACTCTTGCCGTATTAGCGATGTAGAAATCAAGGACACTCGCTCTGGCGGTAAAATGTTAATCATCGAAATGACAGGTGATGGCGGTCAGAAAGTAAATGATCGTATCAACATCGTGAACAACTCCAAAGAGGCTGTTGAGATAGGCCGCGCTCGATTAAAGCACTTGCTAGAAATGGCAGGACATCCTAATCCTAATAAGCCAAGTGATGTGAATTCCATTAAGGGTTTATCAGTTGGCGTTCATGTGGTCGATGGGGCAGATTGGGCAGATCAAGAGGGCATGATCCGCAAGGGTGGCGGTGAGCCTCGTCGTTCTGCTCCGTATTTTAAAGCGACTGCTAGTGCAATGGCTGCGACAGCGAAAGATGATGATGGGTTCGGTGATGGTATTCCATTTTAAATATTAGTTAGCTAATAATAAGGGGCGATAAGCCCCTTTTTTGTAGGAGTTTTTTGATGAATAGAGTAGTCGATGCAATTGATAATGCTTACGCACAAGAGCCAGAAGAGAAGCCTCGTCAGTATATTGGAGCGAGTTCACTGGGCAATGAATGTCTAGCGTATCAGAGTTTTAACATGCGAGGATTTCCCAACACGCCAGCCAGACCTAACTTGAAACGAATCTTCCAGTTTGGCCACGCGCTTGAAGATGTTGTTGTCGCTGACTTGAAGAAGGCAGGGTTTGAAGTGTTAGAGATTGACCCTGATACGGGCAAGCAATTCAAATTTTCCCATTGTGGAGGGCATGTCTCTGGCCACACTGACGGCAAAATCAAGGTAGATGGCGAATGGTTGATG